GTAGTTCGTGCCGGGAGCCGGAGCAGACAGGACGCCATTCGCGTCAATCGACAGGTTCGCGCCGATCTTGATGCCGCCGAGAACAGTCGCGCTCGCAGTCGGCAAAACATACGGCTCGGCTGCGGGCGGGAAGACCACATTACCGAAAACAAGCTGCCCGCTCTCGTCGATGCCCCTGACGAACTCATTGTCGGTGTTGATTGTCGGCACATTCGCGTAGATGCCGCCAAGGACGCTGGACTTCGCCGGCGGCAAAACATACGGCTCCGCGCCGGCAGGCAAATCGCCAAACGTCAGGGCGCCAAACGTATCGACGCCGCTCACATACTGATTGGCGTTCGGCCCGGCAGACTTAACGCCGCCCAGCGTCGTCGCAGTCGGATAGGGCACGGCGATCTGCTTGAAGATCGGCGCCCCAGCAGTGTCGATGCCATACATGACATTGCCGGGCGTCGCTTCACCAGAGAACACACCGCCCAGACGCGTCGGGGTGGGCGTCGGCAGTAGAGCCGTGCTCAGTTTGTTATCGACATACTGCTTCGTCGCGGCATGCAAGTTCGCAGTCGGATCAGCAGGCAATGCAATCGGATTAGAAGACGACGTGAGGGTCGGCCCGAACAGCATCAAATTCGTGCCGCCATTGCGAACCGCAATACCGCCGCCATCGCCCATGATCGCAAAGTTCGTCGCCATGACGGTCATAAAGTTCACGCCAGAAGGCGCAACAATCGTCCCCGTCATCGTCCCGCCGGCCAAAGGCAGATAGGCCGTCGTGTTCGTTAGCAGCACCGCCGCGCCGGCAGCGTCGCCGATCCAAATCTTCTTGTCAGGGATATTGACCGCAAGTTCGCCCGTGCGAAGGGTCGTCGGGGTTTTGCCAGCAACCGTGCTGCGCTTGATAAGAATTTCAACCATTATCCGAAGACCCCGCAGTCGTGGCTGTGATCGACAGGCGCCGTGCCGCTGCCGTCGCCAACCGAAATAACGTCAACCGTCACGCTCGATGAGAGAGCGACGCCGCGCGTCAGTTGAATTTGATTGTCGCTCAGAACCGTGAAGCCATTCGGCTCAATCAAAACGCCGTTCACATGGACGGAAATAATGTTGTCCGTATTCGAGCAGCCAACGAGTTCGACGCCATACTTGTCCATCCCGCCAAACACCGTCTGGCCGTAGACAGTCGCCGCATAAATGCAACGCAGAAGGGATGAGAAACCCGGATTGATCGCAGCACCGCTGTCCGGCACGCCGATCGGCAGTCCGCAAATCGCCCACTTGCGCGCGTCAGTGAGAGGAGCCTCGCAGAACGCGATGTCCGATCCAGAAACCTGAAAATCAACGCCCGGATCGAGCATCGCGCCGTCAATGCTGACCAGCATATTTTCGGCGTTCAGAGGCTCATACAACTCGCCATTGATGAAAATCGGGAACGTCGTCCGCACCCCATCAAACACCCACAGATGCGTGTCCACTTTGCCAGCAGTCGAATATTTCTGCGGGCTGTCGAACCACTCAATCGTCAGGATCGAGCCAGCATGCGCCGGGCGCCTAATGCGAATGTTGCGCTCGTCGATCGTCACCCAATTCAGGCGCTCAGTGAGACGCACACCATTCAAAAACACATTGGCGTTGCCGGACAGCAAAGCCTTCGGCTCATTGCCGAAAATATCCACGCCGCCGAATTCAGTCTGTCCCTGCACGGCCTCGTAATGAAACTCCTGCAAATCAGCAGGCGTCGGCACCGTAGCAATGAGCGGGTTCCAGCTATCGCCGTCCCACACCATCATCGTCTGCTGATTAGTGTCGTAATACAGCACGCCCGGCGTCAGGGGATCGCCATTCGGGCACTGCGTCGGCGGGCGGTCATAAGCCCCGATGTAATATTTGAAAATTCCCTCAATGGCCTCATTGCCGAGTTCGCCGGCGCGATGCGCCCACCATCTCGCAGACCAATGATCGCCCGTCACATCCGTCTGGGCGATCAAATCCATCGGGATGGTCGCATTGCCATCCATAAATTCCGCCCACGCGCGAGACGTGTCGGCCCACGTCTCAGCAGCCCCGCCGTCTCCGGGTCCGCCGCTTGCGCGCGATCCCTGCAGTCGCATCTCGATCGCGCGACGCTCCGCTGCAGCATCCTCCGCAGCCTGCTGGGCCACCTTCTCGGTAGTGGACAGGCGATCGAACGTCGCCTGCTTCAAAGCCTCCAGAGACTTGGCGGCGGCAAGCGCCCTATCCGCCTTGCGGATCGCGTCGCTCGTTCCCTTGCTCGCAAGTTCGGCAGCAGCCCTCGCCTGCGCGGAAGCGTTTTCGATATTTTTGAATTCGCTGGAAAGCTGGGTCCGAATGTCGGCAGCTAACGACGCTGACAAATCTTTCGGAAGAAGCGCGGCAGATATGAGTTCCGGCTTCAGCTTGCCGTCGTCGCGCCTGATGTCATCAAGCTGCTTCGATAACTCAAGGATACCCTTGCGAAGGGCCGCCAGTTCTGCGTCTAGCCTTTCCGCCGGTAGCTGCTCTGTTGGCCGGTGCGCGGCCCAATCCGTAAAGGAAAACAGCTTCCTGACGTTGATCGGCATAACGTGACCGGACCTAGGTCGATAGTGAGCACTCTATCGTCGGCAAATCACTAAACTAATCTGTGAAATCTGCAAGCGTTAAATCCTCAGAAAACTCAAAAGTTGAGGACCAAAAATTTTCTGAGTGAGGCCGACAGGGATTTTGGCTGGCCCGGCGGGGGCGGGTGGTGGGCGGAATGGTCAAGCCTGCGCTCGGCACGGCTCAGTTCAAGCGCATACCTCCCCACCAAAGGGAGCGCTCAACCATTATAAGTCATTGATAAGGGGGTAGTATGCGGATATGCACATCATGCAGCGCATGATCAGGTCTGTTCAAGACGTGCGATCATGGCGTCGAGTTCCTTCACGCTCATGGTCGATAGGTCTTTGTTGTCGGCATCATAACCGCCTGATCTCAAATGACCTGAGAGTTCGAGGAGGGTGCGCGAAGCCTGCGATCGAGCCGCCGCAGGCGCGTCCGTATCGAAGCACACAGCGCGCAGCGTCCGCCGAGCGAGGTCTAAGTCACTGATTTCACTGAGATTATCGGTCATATGGTCAAGGTTCCGTTTAGCTGGCGGGCCGCCAGCGCCGCCAATTTGCGGCCCTGCGCCGACAAACTGCGTTTTTTCGTGGTGCGTTTCTCACTCTGAGGAAGATGCGCACTCAAATCATCAAAAGCGAACGCACAGGCCACATCATATTGTCTCGCTACTGCCCTACACAGCTTGCTGTTCTTCGCTATCAGAGGGCCTTCTTTGGCGATCCTAGCGGCAAGGTTGCGCATGCCTCCATGCACCTTGCACGTTCGCGCGCCCCTCACAGCATTGCATCGGCACTGCGCGCCCGTGCTGCGCGCTACGGCCACACACTGAAAGCGCCCATCGCCCTCAACGAACTTACCGAAGGGCGTGCGCACCTTGCGCAACAACTCTGGATTAGGGTTGCCGGGAAGGATCAGCGCTGGCGTTCGATATGCTGGTCTGCGGCTCATGTTCTTAATCCACACAAAAACTTTGTGGAATATGCGCAAAAAGAGAGGGGACCGCAAGGCCCCCTCAGAAACTCACCGATAAGACTTGTTCTGGAATTCCCAATTCTGGAGCGTGCTCTCCACGGGCGGGTAGTAAGCGCTCGCCGGGGGATTGTAGAGTTCCTGCGTCCGACTAGTCTCAGAGCGCGACAGGCTCTCCATGTTCGAGATGGCGCGATCCATCATCGCCTCACTGTCCTCTGCGCGGGCTTTCGTGACGCTCGCGTCAAGAAAGCCCCACGTTCCCCAGAAAGCCGCAAGGAAGGCGAAAATCTTGATGCTGCTGTTGTTCATGTTCGGTCTCCGTTGTTAGACGCCGGTCTGCGTCTATGAGGTCGATAAAATCACAGACCGGCGTCATCGTCAAGCGCAGCTTGCCGATGATTAAATTAGGTCATCAACCCCAAGGTCGAGCCGCTCATTGAGCGCATGCGCCTCGGCCTTGCGCTGGATCAGCGCCTCTCTGCGCTTCTCCGGCATGCGATCCAACTTGTCGAGCATTTTGACAGCAGCCGCCGATATACCCACAGCGTCCGCGTTCTCCAAAAGTATCTTGGCGCTCTCCTTCAGCGTCTCGACCTCCTCAATGATGTCGCGATACTTTTCCCAAACCTTCTGCACCTCATCGCGATTGGATAACTCAGTCATCAGCACTCTCCTTTTCACCTAACATCGGCACCCATATCGTGCCTTCTGCGGTCTGTGTCAAATTGTCGTTCCGCCTAAATCGACGACTTCCCCGTGACGACGGGGGTTCCTATAGTCACCCCCGTCCGTCGTCACTCACGGGCATTGACGGCGTCGTGACGGAAGACATTTTGTAACACCCCTTATTTTCTGGGCCTTTCAGCCCGATAAATGACGGTTAATCTTTCCGTCACACCCTTCCGTCACCCCAAAAAACGTCACCTTTTTGAAACCCCTTCCGTCACGGACGTTTTGTCGTTTTTAGCCACTTTTCTCCTTCCGTCAGCACTGTCCAGCGGCCCTTGTCGTGCTTGATGTGCTCCAGTTGTTTCATCACTTGAATGTGATCTGAGGTGGTTGAGCGCACCTTCGCGATGGCTGTAGCGATCTCTCCGACAGTTGCTGTCGGCTCGTTCTTAATGGCCTCCATGATGCGTGCGCGCACATCGTCGCCGGTCTCTCTGACCCTCTTTGTGGGCGAGGCCTTAAACTCGGCGCGCACTGCCGTGATGGGGTCTCCGTCCTCGTCTTCGTCCACCTCAATCACTTTGAGGTCGAACCACCACGTCGATCCTGTCTCAAATGATCGCGACTTGGCGTGCCGCATCTGGCGCTCATTGTGCGTTGAACTGGTGTCGCCCGTGATGTGTATTTCGTCATCTGCTGCGGCGTTCTGCGTATTGGAGCCGCGCATGCCGGCATTGGCGTCCTTGCCCATGTGGTGAACGACGATGCCCGCCGCGTCGATTGCGTGGCGGATTTCATCGATTGCGCGCACAACGCCGCCCATCTCGCCTGCTGCATTCTCGTCCTGTATCTCGAATGCTCTTGCGAGCGTATCGATAAAGACTGCGCCCACCTTCAGGCCTGACTGCTCCTCAAGGCGTTGCGCCACGATCTTCACGCCACCGATGAAATCGTGACGTGCTTTCTTGTCTGCGAGATTGGGCACTAGGGGCATGACGGCGATCGGGTATGTGCTGGACTGCTCCTTGAGGTCCGCAACGTCGAGGCGGTCTTGGATCGTGCCGGGAGCCTCTGCGGCCACATAGATCACGGCCATCTTCTCTCTGACCTTTCGGCCAGCGAATGAGTTGCCTGTGGCTAATGCTGCAGCGAGGCGCACTGCAATCGCGGATTTGCCGGCTGATGGCTGTCCTGCGATGTATGTGAGGCCGCGCGCCGTGATGAGGCCCTTAACGAGATAAGGCTCGCGCTGCCTCTTTCCCTGCCCAGACATGAATGCGGCGTCTGCGTATGCATTGGCGCGCTCTGAGGATTTCTCTTTGGCCTTGCGCACCTCCTCAATGATCTCTTCGTCATCGTCTGCGAAATCATTGAATGCCGCCTCCCGGCGCGCGTCCATGTAGAGATCGTCAGCGCCGATGCGTTCAAGCTGCTGCCTGATGTAGCCGGCGCCTGCAGAGACAGTGGACGGGCGCACAGTGTCCCAGAACTTTTCGGCTGATCCTTCTTTCTTTTCGCCGCGCCAGCTATCGGACCAATCGACCCACAGGTCGCGCCCCCAATCCTCGCCGCCCGTGGCGCCGAAGACTGCGAAGCCCATCTTGATCCAATCATTGCGATCGGAGAAATAGGCGTCGTTCGGGATGTGCTGTAAGCACTGCTCGATCAGTTCGCGGCTCATGCGCTCCGCATTGCCCGTGTGCTCTTTGCGCGTGTGCAGCAACTCTGCAAGCTGCTCTGGTAGTTGCGGCAGCTTCTGCTTCTTAAAGAGCGACAGGAAGGGCGGGTGCTTTGGGTCCGCCTCGTAAAGCAGTCCGTCATCTCTCTGCGATCCGAGGGCGATCACATATCCGCCATCGCCCTTCACATCGATCGCCTTGGGGAGATCGCCGGGACTGCAGCCAAGGCGCGTGCCGTCGATCGGCTGCGAGAATATGAAATGCTTGCCGCCTGATGGTGAGATGACGACGGGCACGCCAGTGAGATCGACCTTCAGTTCTCTCACAAGGCCATTAAACAGCGCGAGGCCGTCAATGTATTTGCCCTTCTCAGGCTTCGGCACATCGGGGTCGAGCACAAGCAAATTGTTTGCGCCGCAAGGCATGCCGACCATCGATGCGTCTTTGTGCTTCTCAGTGAACCACCAGCGGATCGTCTCAGGGTCTGACGATGCGTTATTCTCCCAATCATTAAATCCCTGCGCAGGATGCTTATTCGATTTGCATGGGAAAACCTTGATGCCGGCCTTCGCCAATGTGAGCGCAGTTTCGAGTGCGCGCTCTCTCGCCTCCTTGATAAAATCCACCTTCACGACGTTCGTCGTGCGCACTTGATCTACAGGCTCGGAGACCATATTAGTGACTGTCAGGCCTGCTTTGGCTCCCCGGTCACGGTCTCCGCTGTGAGGTGAAGCCTGCTGGCTTAGAGGAGCGGGATTGGTCTCCCGCTCCTCGCCTGCCTCAAAAGCATACTCCTTCAATTCTCCCCAAGACTTTCCAGCCTTGCAGTCCCAGATAAGCGGGATGCTGGGCGTGAAGCCCCATGCGTCTGCATAGGGGAGATTGTCGAGCGTGTCGCGAATGCGCGTCGCAGCTTCCTTCAGCTTCGCGTCTGGAATGAGCGTGTAGATGCCGTCGTGCAGATCGAATAAGAACCTGCCGCCCATCTCAATCAGGATGGGTTTCAGCATCTTCATCGCAAGATATTTCTGATCGGCGCCCGTGCCCTGAATTGGATAGTTGATCATGGTGCTCGCCATGCGCCATGCGTCTGCGCTCCAATTACCTTTCACTGTGACGCGCCGGCCCGCGAATGTCTGAGCGTATTCTCTGACGCGGCCCTTCTTCTCCTGCTTCGCCCAATACTGCGGAACGCACTCATATGCCTGCTGATATGCGGCATGGATTTTCTCTGCCTCCGGCAGTTCCATCGCCATGCCGTATTGAACGCGCGCAACCTGCATCAGCTTTTTGGCTGACGTTCTGTATTGCAAGCTGAGATTGGCGACCTTGCCAAGCTGTCGCTCTGCGCCTTCCTCAATGCGGCTCGCCATATATGCGTGCGGGTCTTTGCCGGGCATGCATAGGTCGAGCATCACGGGGTCTTTAGAGGCCAGCGCCATCCAGCGGAATTCTTGGCCGGCGGCGTCGAATTCCAACAACGTGAAGCCTTCAGGCGCCTTGATCAGCGATCGGAATTCCTTGCCGCGCTTCATCTGATGGATCGCGAAGCCGGTCTGCCGCAGGCCTTTGCCTCTGCCCTGATTAGATGAATATGTGAGGCGTCCAGAGTATGTGCCGAAGACGCGCGCCTCTGGGTGCGTTGTGCCATCCTCATTGTAGGTGGCGCTCTCGATCAGGCTCTCTGCGAACTTGGTCTTATTGTTCAGCGCCTCCTTATATTCGCGGATCGCCTTAACGCGCGGATCGATCAGTGAGAGTTCGTGCAGCACGGCCTTGTCCGTCGAGCGTGCGCCAGACGCAGTGTTGCCGAGTGATGTCAGTTCCCATGTGTCGAACAGCAATTCAGCAAGCTGCTTCGGAGAACGCACGATCGCTTCGGTGACGCCGTGCGGTGCTAGTTCTTCCAGCTTCTGCGCCGCGACTGCGTCGAGGTGCGCGACAAGTTCGTGAGCCTTTTCGAGATCAACCTGCATTCCCTCAACATTGGCGAGGGCCACCATTGGCAAGCATTCCGCCTCGATCAATGCAACATTAAGCTGCTTCTCTGGCAGTTCGTTGTAGAAGCGCTTCGCAAGCATCAACGTGAACATCGTGTCCTTGACGTTGTAGCTGTGCAGCTTCTCTCTCGCCTCCGGCGATGCGTCATGGAAATCGATGTCTTCCTCATAGCCCGCTTCGTCTGGAATGAATTCAGGGACGGCGGCTTTCAGGCTGTATGATTTACGCCTCGCTCCAACCTCATCGTATTCAGGCTCGATCGTGAGGTGCTTCCATAGCAGCATCGCGTCGAGCCACTTGGCCTTCATGCACAGGTCGCCGAGGCCATATGCAATCAGCCAACCAATGTCGAATGCCGTATTCCATCCGACAAGCGTCATGTCGTTCTCGATGGCGAATTCCAGCATCTCGCGCATGTCATCGACTGACGGATTGAGGCCGCCGCGTATCGTCGGCACGTCATCGGGATCGCCATAGACCCAAGCAAGAGACGTGGCCCACGCCTTCTTTGTCTTCACGCGCCAAGGCTGCAGGGCGTATTCGGGGAGTTCACCGCTCGTCTCGAAATCGAACGCGATGAATTTGTCATCGTTCCACATAGTGATGTCCTTGAATTAGAAAGGGCGATGCCTGCGCTTTTGCGGCTTCGCGAATGATAAAAACGACAAGGGCCAAAAAGGCCCCCGTCTGGATTTGATTTTGAAATGGCAGGTGCAGAACCACTTGCCGGCCTGAATGCGCAGAATGCGCCTCATGCGTTGCCCACTGTCTTGTGGATGTCCAGCTTCTCGATCGCGAAGGCTTCGCCGTCTTCGATGTGAGGGAACTGATCAGCCGCATTGTGGAAGATGTCTGCGCACAAGATTGCGAGACATGCCGGGCAGACTTGATGCTTGCTTGCAGACATGAGCAGGGCATAGATGACCTCTGCGGCTGCGTCGTCGATTGGTTTATTACTCACCATCGCCTCCCACTGTCTCGTCGTAAAAGACGCACAGGTTCAGGCGCTCTGAGAGAGCATCGACACGGTGAACCTCTGGCAAGATCGTGCTCTCGTCTATTGCTGCATATGATGACAAGGTCAGCAGGCGCCGATATTCAATCAGCGAACGCCGAACCGTGTCGGCCTCTGAGAGCGAGAGGGGAAGAGTTGATGTTTCCAAGGTGGTCTCCATGATCCATTGGTCTGAGGATACGCGAACGATTAAAACGCAGAAACGCTAAAAATGAATTAACGCGGGGGAGCCGTCAAGAGGGGAGGCAGGGGGTTTAAATTATTCTGAGGATGTGCGATTGACAAACCCTCAGAGCAACATTATACCTACAACACGCCGTCAATAACGGGTGGCGCTTCCTGACAGAAGGACAATGACATGACCACGAATAACGCTCTCGTTTATGCCCCTATGCCGCAGGCCCTGCACGTCACGGGCGCCAATATCCGCATCACTGCGGAACTTGCGTTTGCTACGCTCTATAACATTGACCCAGAGTTCGTGGCGCTGCTTTCAGGCGTTGACAAGACGACCTACAGGTTTGGCCGCGAGGTCGATAATTACCTCGCATATCAGCACTTCCTTAGGTATTGCGCGAGCGAGGGCGGCGCCTTCAAGGCACTCACAGAGGCGCCGACAGATCAGATGCTGTCGATCTTCAAGGGACTGCGCCGCAAGACAAAAACATCGCCGGGCGCCCGCCTCGCTATCGCTCGCAAGGCCGCCGCGTAAGCAGCGCGATCTGTAGAGCAAAAAAGGCGAGGAGCGTAAGCACCTCGCCTTTCTTTTTCCCTGACAGAGGAAAACCAACATGACACGCAGATCGCTCACGAAGGCTGACGATATGTCTACCACGACGACCGACATCCAGCAAATCGCAGACAGCATCCACGCCGACATTGCAGGCATGCAGCAAGCAGAGGCCGATTGGTCTTCATATGTTTTGAGCCTGTGTCAGCATGTCGCCGAAGCACGCGCGATCTATAAAGCCGACCGAGCCTTCGGCGCTTGGTGGGATGCGCAGGGCTTTGGCATGAACCACCAAGACCGTGCCGCACTTGTGGCGATGGGTCAGGACATTGACCGCGCAAAGGAGGTGCTGGCGGTGACGGATCGCCGTTCGATCCAGCTTATTGCTCGCGACGATTTCCCTCGGTTTACTAGCGCTAGTAAACCGACCGCCAAAGCGCCGAAGGCAGACAAAAAGCGCGTGGCCCGCAGCGATCTCGCTCTCCTCCTGAAGGAAGAGGCTGCGGGTCGCCCGCTCCCCCCGCCCTCCGAAACAGCCGTGCGCGAGCGCATGCTGGAGACAAATGAAAAATACCCAAAAATTCGTGCAGGCCAAGTAGCCATCCTCCTTGAGGAGGAGATGCGTCGTCGCGAGGAAGCCTGCGCACCAGATGAAGACGCAGCGCTGGAGGAACGTATTCAGCGCCTCGCCGAGGTGCGCGCCAAGGTTCTCGCTGAAGAGATGTTGGCCGGGGAGCGCGCTGAGATGTGGGCCTTCATCACTAAGGACGTGCAGGAGAAGGTTCGCTACGCCGAGCGCTTCCTTTTCCATAAGAACACCGCCGCGCCTCTTACTGTGCCGGAGTTTAAGACGTTACTCTTTGCGCTTCACCCCGATCAGACCACGGAGGAGCATCGTACGAACGCGCTATCCATCATTAAGGCGAAGAAGGAAATTCTCACAGTCGATGAGGTATTCTTCAAACCGGCGCCGGCACTGCCGACATTCGAAGACTACATGGCGGCAAAGAAACAGGCGACTGCCGATCGCAAGGCGAAGAAAGCAAAGAAGGAGGCGGCGTGATGCGGATCATAAAGGGTGCTGCGGCGCCGCAGCGTAAGCTGACATATGAATTCCATAAACTGAAAGTGGGTGACGCAGTAGATGTGCAGTCATATGCTGGGTGCAAAGAGATGTTTCGCCGATGGCGCATTCAGAACAACAAACCCAAGCTTGCACTTGTCTATTCTGGGCCGTCGCCTGACACGCCCGGCCTGCACAGGTTTCACCTGATACAGAAATAAAAAAAGGGCCGAGAGGCCCTTTTTTTAGTCGAGGAGGGCCACAGCCTCGGCGCCGCCGCTGGGGATATAAGGCGCGTATGTGCGCAGCATGGTCGCCGGGTCGTCCTGCACAAGGCCGGCGACGACCGGCACGGCCACGCCCTTCATCAGCAGCGTGATGACGAATGTGCGGCGCAGATCGTGGATATGGACATGCGACCAAGGCGTGCCGGCGATCCAGCGAGCATATGTCTGGCGCACGTCGCCATTGTGGTAGCAAACAAAGTCAGACGTTGCCGAGAGGCGCGCAGTCTCCAGCGCAGCGCGCAGGCGCTTCGACATGGGCACAACGCCCTTGCGCTTGTTCGTCTTCGCCTGACCCGGCGGCCTGAAATCAATTAGGCCCGTGGTGAAATTCACCTGAGACCATTTGAGATTGATGGTCGCGCTCATGCGCTGGCCGCAGAAAAGCGCCAGCATCACAAAAATGTGCAGGCGATCGGTCGGGCCGCGCTGCGCCACCGCGTCAATGAATGCGTCACGCTCACCAATATCCAGATGCACCTGACGCGGCTCAGACTGCGCCGGCATTTCAATGTGCGGGATGTCGTCGCGCGAGATCACCTTGGCCTTTTGCGCAAGATGGATAGCAGCCTTTAGGGCGTTGAATTCCCGGCGCAGGGTAGGTGGAGCCACGCCGCGATCGTCGACATATCTGTCGAGGCGCTGCTGCGTGAGGTGGCAGAGGCGCACGCCGGCGAGATGCTTCTGGAGATGGCGCACGCAGATATGCGAGGTCTCTGCGGCTCCGCGTCTCGTTAAACGTTCAGAATACGCCGTGAGAAGATCGCCCATAAGTGGCGACTGTCCGTCCCGGCTGATCTCTATAACGTGCTGCCGGAAGCCTTCGTGGACGATCTGCGCTTGAGAGCGATTAGTCTCCCCTGTCGAGCGAGTGCGGCGGATCGATCGTCCGTCCTTTTGCTCTGTCCAGCAGATATTCCAGACGCCTCTGATCTGGGCGAGATATGAGTTTTGCATTCTAGGGTCTCCGCATAAAGGATCACGTCGGTCAAACGCAATCGAACTGGCCTCCCAGCAATATAAGGGATCGCCCCGCTCAAACGCAACCGCGTCAGGGTGCGCACAGAAATGCGCAAGGCCTCTGCCGCCTCTTGCTGTGTGAGTAGGGCGATCATTTGTTTTCGGCGTCATACTTTTCGAGGATGTCTGCAACCTGCAGGGCAATCTTCAAAGGCACAAGGCGATTGACGCGCAGGTAGCATTTGCCGGGTTGATCCCCCGCCATTTGGATAGCCAAGGAATGAATTTCATTCGCGACTGTGCGGGCCGTGATGTCGGGCGCCAACTCAGACGGTTCTAGGTTCATCGCCTTGCAGATGGCCTGCAGGTTCTGCGGGTTTGGCATCCCCTTGCCGCGAACCCACGCACTTATGATGTCTCGTTTCGGGGTGACATCGTAGCCGCGTTTGTCCACCTTTTTCTTCTCGTTTGGAAATGCGCGTCTTGCCAACTCGCTCTGAGACCAGCCACGCTTTTCCAGTTCAGCATACAAGCGTGCGCCGAAGCGCTCGATGTCGCTGGTTAAAACCGGCACCTCTTTACCCTTCGGGGTGATCCTTCTTTTCACGTTGTGAGCCATCGCAAAGGTCTCCAAGAAACACGCTACAAAACCGACTAAGAGGTCGGTGCAACGACAAATTGTCATATGAGAACGCAGTTTTCAACAAAAATCGCAGAGTGGGGCTTGCATTATGCGGATTTGTCGTATTTATATTCACGAACAAATCGCATACAGAGGTCAAATTGTCTTCACATCCTTCGTGGAAAATCAGAGAGTTGATTGCCGCTCTGGGCGGCGTCGCAAATCTCACAGAAAAATTTGCCTCAGTAGGTGTCGCACCCCCCAGCAAGGGCACGATGGCCGGCTGGTATCGCCGCGATAGCGCCCCCGGCGGCTGGGTGCTGTGCCTGCTGCTGGTGGCCGAGGCCGAGGGTATCCTGCCTGAGATTGGTCGCCTGCGCAGAGACGAAGCATGAAAATTCTCGGCATCGATCCCGGCCTCTCTGGGGCTTATGCGTTTTTAACGAACGCAGGTGCGACTGTTGGCGACCTCCCCGTTGTGGGTAAGGCGATCGACGCAGCCGAGTTGCATCGCATCATATACGCAGAACGCCCCGACGTGGCCGTGGTGGAGGCCGTGTCGGCCATGCCCGGCAATGGCGCCGTGTCGATGTTCAATTTCGGCAAATCAGTCGGAGCCATCCACGCCGTGCTGGCCTGCGTCGGAGTGCGCACGGTCCTTGTGACGCCGTCCGTCTGGAAGAAGCATTTCAAGCTGGATCGCGACAAGGAGAAATCCAGAGCGCTCGCGATCCGCACATTCCCGCAGACCACGGGACTGAGCCGCAAGAGGGACGATGGGCGTGCAGAGGCTCTGCTTCTCGCTCTCTATCATCAGGAGACCGCAAAACGTGCTGCCACTTAGACCCTACCAAGAGAAATTCATTCAGGCTTATCTGGATGGGGCCTGCCAGTATGGGGCGCTTGCTCCCGGCCTTGGTAAGACACGTTGCGCGATCGAGATTGCGAAGCGTCTCGGCGCAACGAATATTCTCTATTTCTGTCCGGCGACAGTGAAGATCGCTGTGCGTGCGGAGGTGAGCAGGTGGTGGCCGGAGGCGAAGACGCACATGCCGTCGAAGCATGAGCATGTCGGCGCATTCAAGACGCGCCGCCCTCTTGTCACCATCATAAACGGGGACAAAATCAGCCGTGGCAGTTTTTTCACCAAGGCGATCGTAGATAATGGCCCCTACGATCTAGTCGTGGTGGATGAGGCTCAAAATTTTAAGAACATCGAAGCACAGCGCACGCGGTCGCTGTATCGCGAGATCGTGCCGGTCTGCAAAAAGGTGCTGCCGTTGAGCGGCACGCCGATGACTAACGGCCCGCAGGATTTGTATGTGCCGCTGCGCTACCTCGCACCTGAGAAACTGCGCAATAAGGCTGGCGCCACAATGAACCGCATGGCCTTTGAGGATCGTTACACCCAAGTCTCTATGCAGAGATTGGGCAGCAGGCTTGTGCGCGTGGTGCGCGGCGCTCGCAACACTGAGGAGTTGAAACATCGTCTCGGCACGTTCTTCATGCGTCTGACGAAGGAGGAGTGCCTGCCGGAGTTGCCGCCACTGCAGTTCGTCGGTGAGCCGATCCTCCTCAGTGAGCGGTCGGTTGAATTGGACGCTGTCGCAGATGGTCTGAAAGGCCTGAACGACGAAGAGGTCATCGCGCATCTCAGTGCGATGGATGAGCACCTGATGCGCCTGCTGGCGAAGCTGGGCGCGGCCAAGGCGACTGCCGCCGCCAAGTATCTGCAAGAGTTCCTAGAGGGCAACCCGCACGAAAAGATCGTCGTCTGGGCGAAGCACCGCGTGACAATCGACCGCACGATGGAAGGCCTCAAAGAGTTCAATCCGCAGCGCATCGACGGTCGTGACAACGACAAGGCGCGCGAGAAGGCGATCGAGACGTTCCTCACCGATCCGGCGGCGCGCGTATTCGTTGGACAGATACATGCGGCTGGAACCGGGATCACATTATTGAATGCTGATGTTCAGCCCAGCAATGTCTTCTTCATAGAGCAGACGTTCGATTTTACAGCGTCAGAGCAGGCCGCCTGTCGCTGTCATCGGCTGGGCCAGCAGAACGCTGTGCTGGCGCGCGTCTTCTATGCAGAGAATGTTCCTCTCGATGAGATGGTTCAGAATATCCTTATCCGCAAACAGACAATCATAAAGGAACTGCTGAATGATTAGAATTGAATTGACGGGCGCCACAATGGATCAGTGCATCGAGCAGTTGCGCGAGGTCTACTCAGACATGGTCGGCACGCCCGAAGCCGCCGGCCCTGCAGAGATGAACCTGACGGACCTGATCGAGCACACGAAGAAAGAGGCCGCCAAGGCCGGCTGGCAGATTAACGTGCTGATGCCGGGCGAGGAGGCTTGCGACGCAGTGGTCGAAGATGTAACCTCTTCTGAGGATATAGCGGTCGCAGAGATCGACACAAAGGAACTGAAGAAGGACACGATCGCGCGTCTGAAGAAACTGCTGTTCGACAAGGGCGGCCCTGAGATCGTGGACGCCATCAAGAAGAAATTCAACTGCAAATCATTCACCGATCAACCCGCCGAGCGCTTCATCGAGATCGCCGCCGAACTGGATGAGGCCACAGCCTGATGCATGCCGACCGCGCATACTTTCGCAGATTGGCGGCACGCTGGGGTCGTTTCCACAGGCTCAACCCGCGCGTGTGGGAATGCTTTGAAGAGATGACGCTCGACAAGATCGCCGCCGGCCAGACGAAGCTGAGTGCGTGGTTGGTCGTCAATGAAATTCGGTGGGAGGTCGCGCTTCCGACAGTGGGTAGTGAGTTCAAAATCTCTAACGAGATGATGGCCTACTACTCGCGCCTGTGGCGCAAGCTGCACCCGAAGCATGCTGCTGTGTTCGACATAAAGCACATCAGGGGCGAGCCGCCGGGGTGGCGACCCGGCGATTGGATAGGAGGCGGCAATGCCGATCTTTGAAGACGAAACACTGGAAGAGATGAACAAGAAGCTGAAGAAGCCGGGACCGAATGATCGAGAGTTTGGACAGCGCGGCAGGATAACAGCAGGCGCGATCCGCACGGGCAGAGAAACAGTCAGAGCAGATGATTGGGCGAAACAAAATGATGGGACTAGCAGCAAAGACAATACAGCGGGCGTCACACGCTGAGTTCTCGCCCTCATCTAGTGAGCGCGCAATCAACTGCCCCGCGTCGATAACCAAGACGCGCGGCATGAAAGAACAGCCTTCAAGTGGTGCAGCACTTGAGGGCACCTGCGCCCATGACTTGGCGCACCTGATGATCATGGGCCAGCAGCCTCCGAAATTTTTGGTGATCGAAGGTAAGAAATTCGAGATCACCGATGAGATGCTGGATCAGGTGACGCGCTACGTTGATTTCGCCGACATGCTGCGCGCCGAGAGTGATGTCTTTGGCGTCGAGCAGCCGGTTGATCTTGATTGGTTCTTTGCGCCTGAAGCGCCGCCCGTGCCCGTCTACGGCACAAGCGATATGATCTCCTACAACGCCATGACGCGCGCCCTCACGGTCGCCGATCTCAAATATGGCTTCATGTATGTGGACGCGACATCGCCACAGCTTTTGATCTACGCCCTCGGCGCCATCGGCCTGCTGGGTGGGCACGAGATGCCGCTGACCATCAACCTTGTGATTGTGCAGCCCCGATCGACAGGGCACGCATTCCGCGTTCACACCATTGGCTTCAGAGAGTTGATGGATTGGGCGCAGGACGTGCTTGTGCCGGCGCTGAAGCGGATCGCGAAGGACGACACGACAGAGAATGCTGGGGCGTGGTGCAAATACTGCAAGCGCGCCGGCGAGTGCTCTGCGCTTCGTTCACAGGCTCTCGCTGCCGCGCAGAATGATTTCGACGATGAGCAGCCCCTTACTGCTGACGACCTGACGAACGAGCAGCTTGGCGAGATTTTAAGCAAGGCCGACATGATCGAGGCTTGGGTCAAGATTGTGCGCGCCACGGCGTCGCATCGTCTCGACATCGGTCAGAGCGTGCCGGGCTGGAAACTTGTCGCCAAGCGTGGCGTTCGCAAGTGGATCGACGAAGACACTGTTCGCATGAAGCTGTGCCACGACGAATTCGGCGCACTCATGCCTGACGATATTTTCACGCCCCAGCAACTGCGCTCCCCTGCGCAGATTGAGAAGGCGCTGAAGAAACACGGCATCAGCACAGACGTGTTGGCGCCGTTAGTGAGCAAGGAGAGTTCAGGAACTACCCTTGTTCGCGAGGGGGACGCCCGGCCAATGGTAACGAGTAGAGCCGGCGCGGACCTTTTTTCCGATCATTCTGAGGATTGATCGTTCACAGAACCGACAAATAGGACAGAAAATGGCTGATAAGTTTAAGACCCCGATTGGCATGATCTCTTACCCGCAACTCTTCGCTGCGCAGCCCAAGGGCGGCGTGAGAGGTGCGATGGAGGTCTATAGCAGCACGCTGGTGTTCACTGCTGAGACAATCAAGACGGACGCCTTTTTGAAGCTGAAGGCCGCCGTTGAGGCAGCGATGGAAGAATACGCCAAGGAGAAGAAGATCAAGGTAAGCGCCATACGCTCTCCGTTCTTGTCCAACGACAAAAAATATAACGACATCGCGCCGGGCGGTCTCAACATCGCCCCGTGGTCGAAATTCCAGCCGGCGGTTGTCGATGAAGACAAGCAGCCGATCCTCGCCGCTGGCGACATGCATGCCGGCATGAAGGCGCGCTTAAGCGTCTCCTTCTACTGCTGGACGAACAGCGGCAATCACGGCTGCAGCTTCGCGCTTGAAGGCGTGCAGGTCTACACGAACATCGAAATGCCGCGCCTCGACGGTCGTCGCTCCGGCGCCGAGATGTTCGATGACGACGAAGACGACGCATTCTGATGCTGATCGATCTTCCGAAAGAGACGGTGAGCGGCTTTCGAGCCGCCGCCGCGAGGACGCGGACGGAGCGTCAGCACGACGTGATCTGTGCAGCACTCATCAACGAATACTGGCGCATCAATGGGTATGACGCCCGTGCGATGTCTGATGGCAGCAAGATCGTTTCTGAAACAATCAACGGCATGCCGAAATACAAGCTGCAGAAATAGGAGACCGAACAATGGAACATAAGACTGTATTGACCGAAGCCGCGCGCGTCCTTGGTGAGCGTGGCAAAGAGTATGGATCGCCGGAGGCGTGCTTCACGCGCATCGCCACTGTCGCGACGAATATGCTGGGCCGTCCCGTCTCTCGTTACGAGGTGGCCGCGATCCTCGCCGCGACGAAGATGGGCCGCATGATGGAAAGCCCGATGAAGGCCGACACCTACATCGACCTCGCCAACTACACGGCCTTCATGGCGCAGTTCGCGAATGATGCTGACGCTGGGCATGTGTCGCAGCAGAGCCAGCAGCTTGAGTTGAAATTCCCGGTGTGGACGCCGGAGAGCCATGCTCGACAGGCAGGCGTTGCTGCAATCGGTGACGCGCTGGAGGCCGCCCCGGCAGAGATCGCGCGCCCGGCGCCGCCGAAACCCGGCAAGCAGAATTGATCGCGATACTATTCGTCTACTTTATTGCTGCGCTCCTTGTGGGCGCAGCATTCAAATAGGAAACGCAACGCATGCAGAGCCTGTTCAAGAAGAAGCCTGAACTGAAACTCGTAAACTATGGCGGCTGCATCGGCTGGTGCATCGTGGTGACTAAGGGCTGAGACAAGTGGCATACAAAGACCCAGAGATGAAGCGGCAGAAGCGCCGCGAGCGTTACGAGCGCGAATTGGAGCGTATGGCGTCCGATCCAGTGTTCGCAGCGGAACGGCGCAAGAAGCAGTTGGCAGCGGAGGAGCGATACCGCGAAAAGCAGCGACTGCTGCCAAAGGCTCCGAGGCCGATCGTCGATCGCAGGCCGCCAATGTTCAAAGAGCGCAAGCCCGGCAGGATCGTCGCGCTTTGTGGTTGGATGAGGTGGTGAGATGACCTACGCCGAAATGGTTTTTGATGCCGGCATCGATCTTTTCTTTTTCACGTTTGGTTTAGTGGCGGGAGCCTTCCTGTTCTGGTTGGAAACACGATGACTGGTGAGCTTATTGCGCGTCTGCGCGCTCCCGTGCCGACTGTCTATGACTGCAAAGACGCCGCCGACGCATTAGAAGCGAAGGACAGGCGTATCGCGGAACTTGAAGCGGAAGTTGCTGACTTGAACGAGTGTCTTACCCTTGCCCACATGGACGGGTTTGAAAAAGGGCGTGACGCCGCCCGCGCCGCTTATCTGGGGGAGAAGGAATGAGTGACGACTTTATTGCGCTGCTGCGCGACGAACTTGCGGAAATGGCGTCAACCGCTTCCGTCGATATGGAATTGTGGAACAGGTTTTCAAA